ACGTGTCGAAGGTACGTTTGGCCCAAGCCTTTCCCTTCGCACATATCTTCCCGCCTGACTTATAGTAACGTCTCATCGCATCTTCGCTGGACGTACACCCTTACGAGCGATACCGGCACCGCGAACTTTACCGCCAGCTTTGTAGCCTTTGGTCTTCATAGCGCCACCTTTAGCGTAGCCCTTTGACTTCATCATGCCGCCAGCTTTCTTCTTGACTACGCCTCTGCCCATCAAGATGTCTTTCTGTGTGACCTTACCGTCCTTGTTTAAGTCAGGGAACGATGTCTTTCCGCCAGCTCTGTAGCCCTTGGCTTTCATCTTGGACTTCATCATGCCGCCACCAGCGTATTTCTTACGTGGGTCTCTTTTGCTGGGTACTTTATCCACTCCAGACTTCTTAGGTGGACGCTTACCTTCGCGATCCATGAAGTTTAGGTACTGACGTAGGGTCATGCCCGTCTCTTGTAACTGCTCACGGGTTACATTGGCACGCTTATCTCGGCCTTCACCAACATTACGTCCGCCTTTACCAGTCACAGTACCGCGTAATGGGCGTGGTGGCTTCTTAGCTGTTGGCTTCGCAGGAGCCTCTGCTTTAGGTGGGCGCGGTGCAGTTGTAGGCTCTTTTTGAGGCTTTGCGGGGCGCGTAGGCATTGGTGTAGCCGCGTTAGCCAAGCTGGTAGCAGAAGGGCGCGTAGGCATTGGGTTGTCTTTCTTGACCATAGCCATATTAGCTGCGCGTTCTGCGTCCATAGGAGCCTGTTGCTTGTTACGTTGTCCACCCACAGCCGTTGTACTAGCTGTACGACCTCTACGCGCTTTAGACTCACTACGCATCTGCGCGCCTCTCGCACGTTTCTTCGCTTCTTCAGCTTTCTTCTGGGTCATTGTCATAGGCTTATCGTCGTCTTTCGTCTTACGCCCCAACAAACCACCTAAAAACATCTTCTTCGGCTTCATGCCTTACTCCTTGTCTGCGTACAAGTTATCAAATACTTGATTCACGTCCAGCGTGTAGTCTAAGTCAGACTTGCTGTAGTGAATGTGTTGAGAAGGGCGGAAATCTGGTGCGCCCTCTCCTGTTTCAAACCAAGCGGGATGTGTCACCCGCACCCTATTATTCGGTAGAGCTACGATATTGCCAGTCCACGGGCCAGCATCCAGTAGCTCCATCACATGACTCTGCTTGTGTTGTGCAGGATCATCAGCAATCTCATTGTTCGTATAGTCCACCGTGAACATATACTTCGCGGGGTACATCTCCCCGTCTATCTTTGCCAGCCAAGGGCATGGTGTAGCTCTGTCGAGCGTATACACCGCATGATCCCTAGACGAACAGTCCCAAGGCTGTGCAGCCCATACAGGCATTGGTTCAGGCCATTCCTCAAACGGAGTATCCCCCACCAACGCTGTAATCGGCATACGTGCCCACATAGCACCTCCGTGTACGTTAGGCTCATCGTCCTCGTCGTACGTCTCAGCCCCAGTAAATATCACTTGGAAACTGAGGCATCTGGTCGGCATTGTCGTAACAGCAATAGCCATAGCGTGAATAAACTCGCCGTGGTACTTCTCGTGGTTATGGGTGTATTCCTTCCTCACCCAGCACTTGAAGTACGGAATGTTGCTTTGTAGGTACGCCACTCAGCAATTCCACTTCCGTAAGCTCTTGTTTATACGGCTGTTTGGATCATTCGCCGTCTTAGAGCTAGTGTTACGTTTCTTCATACCTTTCATGCGGGCGCAGAACGACTTACGCCGTTTAGCAGCCTTAGAGCCTTTCTTGAGCTTGCTGGGCTTAGTCGTTACAGCGGTCTTCAGCTTACTTCCGGGGTTCTCCCTTCTGTAGCTGTCCACACCTTTCTGATTAAGCCCACCAGACTCACTCTTACCTTCCTTGCGCGTCCAAGCAGCGGTACTACCACCACTCTTAAAAGACGCGCATGAAGGCTTCTTGTAGTAGCTACGCATATTAGCTATAGAACACTGTCACTGCGGTAATATTGGTAAACGCACTAACGTATATGTCGCTTGTGCAACGAACACCGTCAGCGGGTATGTTTACCGAGGTAGTAGCTCCGGTACTGAAACTTAGATCCAATACCGTAGCGCCACCGTTACCATCAGTAATAGTGAGTCTTGGCGACCCCGAATCAGCCGACACTACCTGTACCTGACGTACTCGGGCAGGGCCGACTGATAGAGCGCCTGTAGCAGCAATGCGTTTAGCCTGAATATCAGAACTAGGCATAGCTCCTCCTATTACTGGTCAGCAAATGCAGGTGCGTCAGCGCCTTGCTGATAGCCCCAGACGTACCAACTCGTACCATCTTGAGCAACGAAGTTGATCTCAAAAATGCCAAAGTCGGTCAGCGTTAACTTAGAGTTTGAGTTGCCGTCTGAGTAAACAGATACGCTGTCTGCATCAGAGTCGATGTGAACGATACCGCCTTGGATGAAGTTGTCGTCAGACCCAGTATCGAAGATCAGGTTTTCAGTTTCTTCAGCAGCACCGCCGTAGATGAACTTGAAGTTAATGCCAGCCGCAGGGGTAGGCAGTGTTAGGGTTCGGTCTGCTGTTACCGCAGGGACGACAACAACGCGGCTTCCGTGATCGGCAGCAGAGATATTGTGGTCTGAGTCAGTCAACAACACTGGGGTAGCAATCAAGCCAGAGCTATCTAGCTGGAAAGTATTATTGAACTCGCCTGTGGAAGCGTCCTTACTTACAACGCGGAATCCGTTTTCTGAGCGCACTGCGCCAGTGAAAGTAGTATTAGCCATGTGTATCTCCTGTCGTGGCTAGTGTCAGGTACGGGATGCACCTGTCAGGAATAAGTAGTTATACAGTACAAAAAGAAAAGGGGCAACAAGTGCCCCCTTCCTATATAGCGTCTTACGCGCCGGGTGAACCAAAGATCCCGAGGGGATCAGATACACCAAACGAATAACGCTCACGAGCCTTGTAGCGGCTGTTGCCCGTGTCGAAGTCTGCATCCATAGATGTAGCCATCGGGGTACGAACAAAGTGCTTCAGGCCGTTCGGTACGTCAGTGGTCAAGAACCAAGCGTCCGTGTCAGTCAGGTAATGGTTAACAGTGTAACCTTCTGGGATAGAGCCATTGTTGCGAATCGCGTTAATGTCATTATCCGCAGTTCCTACGCGACCTTCGGTTTCAAGCAAACGAGTTGCAACAAACTGAAGATTGGGTGGGATTACCAGCTTGCGAGGACGTGCTGCAATCAGCAAACCACGCTCATCAGTCCAACCGGAGATCTGAATAACGGCGGCTTCCAAAGAAGTCTCGTTAAGGTCAGAAGCCGTAGAAGGACGGTTTGAGTTGGTTCCACCAGAAACAAGCGGGTGATCCGTTGCACAAAGCGTCTTACCGTCACCGTAAGTGGTGCCTGCTGCGAACGCATTGTTCAAGATGGACGCGCCTTTTACTTGCTTCGTGTACGCCATAGCACGGGCTAGTGCTTTCGTGTAACGCGCTGACAGCGAATCGTAGAGGTTATCTTCGATTGCTTCTTCGGTAACACTAAAGCCCATAGCGATAGTTTCGTGCGTGTAGCGTGCAGTGAACGCTTCTTGCGCGTTGTCGTACTCAATAGCAGCGCCTTCGCCTTTGACGGGGGCTGCTGAGAAGCCTGACAACTTGGTTTCTTCTTCAAAAGAACGGTCAGAAGACTCTGATTCAAAGATCTCCTTATGCTCTTCACCATACTTAGCGTACTCCATACCAAACAGTGCGTTCAGTCCGGGCAGGAGTTCCTTTAGCAGTTGTGCTCTTGAAATTGCCATCTCTAGTTACTCCTTACACGCCAGTGGTGCTATCAAACTGATGACCTGCGTTCCATTTAACGTAGGCTTCAGTATAACCACCAGAGGTGTTCTTCGTTTCTTCAACCAAACCAACAATGCGGAAAGGAAGCGTATTGGTGGTAGCAGACGTATCGGAGATAGCGCAGCGAGAATTACCGCTAACACTGTCACCAGTATTGTCTACACCAGCTACGTTCGCGCCGATGTCAGTCTGAGCCAAGTCACCGATAGTAGTACCAGAAGATACTACGGCAGCCTTGAACAGTACGTCAGTTGCGTCACACACGTAGGCTTCAATATCAGAAGCAGCGGTGCTAGCAATGTAGTCCTGTCGGAAGGTCTTTTGCCCGGTGTTAGGATCGGTGTATGAAACACCCATGAAGACTCCGATTGGAGTCATGGCAGCATCAAACGTATCACGTTCAACAGTGCCACCGGTAACCAGCTTTACAGCGTCTCCGTAGAAGATAGCAGTAGCGTAGCCACTTGCAATTTTGTACTGACGTACAACGCCAGCATAGGGAGTGCCACTAAGCAGTTTTACCGGAACAAGGCCATAAGGGCCACTTACAGTAGGATAAGCCATTTTAAGCTCCTATTAAGTTCCGTTACCAAATGTAACCTTCGTCTTTCTTTCGTTAAACAAAGGCATTCGTGGATCATTCTCACGCATAAGATTGTTGTCCACAGAGTGCATTTGCGACTTGGCTTGGTCGTTGTAGTACGCATTCCGCTCGTTCGCAATTTCCTCTGGAGCTTTACAAAGCATCAGACCACCAATTACTACGTTCTCCGCGAAGCGTTCATTCTCCACGGCTACCAAAGCAATTTCAGGATGATCTACAGCCTTTACAGGCTCCCAACCTTCACGCAATTTTGAGGATACGTTAGGGGCGTCCACCTGCCCCTGCATAGCTACACGAACCCAATGAAACACATATCCCGGTTCTGGCGTAGGTGAGGGTAGTACCTCGGGTCGCTGCCATGACCGTTTACGAACTTGTGTTTCCCGCGCTTCATTTTCACGGTTAATTCGATTCTGAGCCATTTATCCGTTCCTCTTTTGTAGTGCAGCCTGTTTGGCGTATTCTTCTAGTGGTACCCCGAGTCTATTAGCAAGTGCTACCTGAGTTTTAGTAAGCGTCACCTTGTTAGGTGAGGTGCTTCTAGTGGCTGGAGCGACAACGTTCGGTTGCTTTCGCGGCTCTGGCTCTTCTATCTCAAGTTCCACATCGTCAAAGTTCTCTGGGAATACTTTTCGCATACGAGCATCAATGGTCTCGTAGTATTCATCAGTGCGTGGGTCAACCCCACTCTCAACTAATTTTTGATGCAGCCCTACAGCGTATGCAGTCATTTCGTGGTCAGAACGGAACCAAGTATTCTTAGCTGCCCATTCTTCCGCTTTTTCGTCGCGTACTGGCTGTTGTGGCGGTATTTGAGTACCTTGTACTTCAGTTTCCTCCTCTTGTAAAGCAGGTAACTTGAAATTATCTAGCTTGTCAGCCTTGAGCTTGGCGGCGGTCAGGTGCTCTTGAGCCTCTAACAACCTATCAGCATCACCCGATTCATAAGCATCTTTGTAGGCCATTTTAGCCCCGTTCAGCTCAGAATCGACTACACGCTTGGCTTGTTCTAGTAACGCTTCGCGTGTATTACCTACATCACCTTTTAGCGCCTTATTCTCTTCCAACAAGCGTTGGGTAAGGGCTTCTAGCTCTTGTCTTTCTCTGAAGGCGGCTTCTTTGGCCCTACGTTCGTCGTGGTAGCTTTTGCTGATGTGCATGATTCGGTTACGTACTTTCTTAGAGTAGCCTTCCAACTCCTCATCCGTAACGTCAGCCGGTGGCTTAGATGGCTTACGGTCACGATCAACCTCTGGCGTATCATCCACAATCTCAATGTCCAACTCATCCGGTTCTGACTTAGCTTCGACTTCAGGTTCGACCGGAGTATCTGCATACTCTTCCGCAGTCTTCTTGCCAGAGATGTCAATTTCGACTTCGCCTGAGTCTTCCACTTCAACAATGTTTTGTTGTTCATCCGCGTCTCCTTCTGGAAACTCAAATTCTACTTTTTGAAACGGCATGATAGTTCCTTACGCTCGTGTTACGCCAGCAGGGTCTGCTACAACAGCTTCAATAGAGTCGTCGTTCATCAGACGGTACTCTAATCCACCAACCTTAAATCTCGTGCCTGAATTAGCACGGAACATAACATAATCACCTTGTTTACACCAAGGCCCGCTAGGAAACCGCTCTTTGTCAGAGTACGCTTCTTCGCCCATATCGACCACTAAGCCGATAATTGACATGATATGTTCCTGATTCTTAATCGCGTCTGTCTTCAACAGGTTAGTCCCGTCAAAGGTTTCTTCGATCTGCGGTAACGCGATCAACACCCTATACCCTACAGGCACCGGTAGTTGCGCTTCTAACTCATCCGTAGCTTCAACTGTGTCAACAGCTTCACTCATCGTCATACTCCAAGTTTCGCGAGAGGTCTTCTACATAGCCCAAACAGGTTTCGAGACCTCGAATCAAACCTGTGGTTTCCTTATACATGGAGAAGTCTTTAGCTCCTCCACCACTAAGAAATTGTAGTGCAGAGTCCTTATCGGACTCGATTCGTTCCTTTAGCACGTCTAAGACGGTTTTAGCCATTATTGGCCTCTATTGTTGTTGGAATTCTGCATGGTCTTTAGTAGATCCAAGTCTGCTTTTGCGTTATCTCTGCGGCGTTCCGCAGCCATTTTCACGCCTGCCTTCTGAGCGTCGATCTGCAACTCTTGCTGTTTAAGTGCTAGTTCTGCCTGATCCATCTGGGCATCCTGCATGTTTTCTTGCGCTTGTAGCTGTAGCTTGGCCTGTTCGATCTGGGCGTCTGCCTGATCCTTAGCCGCCTTACGCTGCACTTCTTGCTGCTTGATCTGTAGTTCTGCTTGTTGCATCTGCACAACAGGGTCTTGAGCCTTCTGCTGTGCGGCTTGCTGTGCGGCCTGCTGCTGGTTCTGCTGCGATACCTGAGTACCCGCCGTCGCAATCAGGCGAGCTAGGTTGACTTCCATATCCTCTGGCAGTTCGGCGTTCGGGTTGGGGAGTGGTGCACCCAACTTGTCTTCCATCTGCTTGCGGTACTTGAAGCCAAGGTGCTCAACAATGTGAGCCTGCAAAGATGCCATGATGCGCTGCGCCTGTGGGTTTTGCCCGATTGTCGCTGCGATCATAGGATCTTGTAAGAACGCTTGGTGCGCCGCCATGTGAGCATCGTGATCTTGATAGATAAATGCTTTCATCGGCTTGCCGTTCAGGGCGTTCATGTTTTCACTAACTGGGTCAGTCGGACGTATATCGTCTTCTGTCGGTACCAACTTCTCAGCGTTCTTAACGCCCAGCACTTCGATCATCTGCCTGTGTAGCTGTGGCAGGTCGTATATCTGAGGCGCTGACTGAGCCATCTGCAATACCGCTTGGTACTGCACAACGCGCTGGGCCATCGTAGAGCTGTTTGGGTCGCTGACTGGGATCACATCTACTGACATGTAATCAGATCGACGTGCAGACACTTCGCCACGGATCGGCTCGTATGCGTACTCCTCAGAGGCGTACTCTGCCATGATAGCTTTCAGGAGCTTGAACTCCTGCTTCATAGCGTAGTGTACGCGGGCCTGTACAGCAGCCATCGGTTTCAACGTACGTTCTAACAACGCCAGCGTAGTTCCTACCGGAGCATTGGCTGACATGTCTGAGATGTTCATGTCGCTGATAGCGCCCAGACGACGGCCTTCCTGCGTGATCTGGTTCAGCAGGGCTAGTAGGGTCTGACTTGGCTCCTTATATGGGAGCGGCATGATATTGTCGCGGATGCTGCCTGACGGTATATCCACATCTTTGAACTCACCCGGTTCAATCGGCGTGTCATCACCTTTAATACGCAACCCACGGGCTTTCAAGCCACCCGGCAGATTCGACAATGTGCCTGCGTCCACCAGTTGCCGTATAAGGGACGTTCCGGCTTTAGCGTACCCCCCTATGATATGAATAAGACCAAGCCCATAAAAGCCAAATCCGGGCACGTACACGTAATGTACGAAATGCTGACGCTTCAGAGTTAACGGATCTTCGGGGTTCCAGTTACGGTAGATAGACAGGATCTCGTTAGTGCCACGCTCCAACGTCACCACGTATGGCTTTGCGATCCCATCTTCGGAGTCACCTGACGCCTCAATGACCAGATCGGCGTGTATCTCGTATATAGAGTAGCGATCATCGTCCTGAATAGAGTACCCACCCTCTTCGGCCTTACGCTCTTCAATGTCGGTGTGGTACGCCTGCGGGTCACCCAGATCTACGTCGCGGTAGAACCCACTGACTTGTAGCTTCTTCATCTCGTTCTTAGTCTTACGCATGATATGCGTAACACGTTCTGCCGTCTCAATATGTGAGGCACCGTAGGGCACAACCACATCTTCAGCAGGGATATATAGAGCTACCTGTCGGCCTATGTTCGGATCGAAATAAACTTTCTTGAACGCACTACCAGCCAAGCCAAGGCTGTACAGC